CTACTCTGTATATTTGAAACCAACCAACAGCAGGCATACGATACCCAAAATCTATACTGCAAAAAGTAGGAAAGTTTGGATTATAAGGAAACTTACCTACATCTAATTCTCTTTCAAAAGGATAAACACGACCTGCAAATGAAGTAAATTTAGCTCCATACTCTTGCTCATAGACTTCTTTAGCCATATTTCTTTTTCTTTCAAGAAGAAATTGGTCTGTTACACCGTCAGGAAAGGCAAAGTGATTATCCCAAGATGGTGCTTGATGGGATTCCCACAATTCATCTTCTTTGCCGAGGAGATACAAATCATACACCCAATTAAAACCTTCAGGAGTAGTAATGAATATTGCCTTTCCTTTTCGGTCAGATAATGTGGGAGATAAATACATATCCCATATTTTCCTCTTAACTTTAGCTGCCTCATCAATTATGAGCAGATCTAAACCTTCTCCAACAAGAGAATCAGGATTATCTGCAGATTTAGCTTCAACTGTAGTTCCCCATTTGAATTTTATAACTCTATCTTTTTCAGAGGCTCTTATTATATCATTAGGGCGACCAATAACCATTTTCTGCCAAACTTCTCTAAACATTAAATCGGCTTTATCGTAAGAAAGACCTACAAGCCATATTCTTTTGTTTGGTTGTGAAGCATAATAAGTAGCTTCCATAGCAGAGGCAGTTGTTTTGCCAAATCTTCTTCCACAGACCATTACAAAAAACCGTGCACTTTTTTTTAGTGGAAAGTGCAGTTTTGATTGACCAAAATGAGGGTTATACCCCATAAAATCAAACCACTTTGATTTATATTTTTCTAATGATTCTTTCAATAATTTGCATTATTACCTATATTTAATTTAAGTTATATATAGTTATTTTGCAAAAATAAGTAAAATACACTTAAAAATAATATAAAATGGAGGGCAGTATGTCCGAAGAAAAAACAACAGCAGTAGAAGAAACAGTTAGTGAAGCTCCTGCTACAGAAACAAATCAAGATAGCTCTAATGATGGGTTAATTGCAGAAAGCAAAAAGTATAGAAAAAGAGCTCAGGATGCAGAAGCTCGTTTAATGGAATATCAGAAAAAGTTCCAACAGGCTGAAGAAGATAAACTAAAAAAGAAAGAAGAATTTAAAACCTTATACGAACAGGCTTCTTCTAAACTTGATGGATTATCTGCTAATGCTGAAAAATGGACAAAGTATGAAGAAACCAAGAGAGCATCTTTGTTAGAAAATCATCCTGAAGATGAAAGAGAGTCTTTATCTAAATTAGATTTAGAAACTCTTGAATATGTAACAAGTAAAATTAATAATATAAAACCCAATGCTCCTGAGGTAGTTGGTACTGCGAAAAGAAATGCTCCTACAAAACCTGTTGATTGGTCTGACAAAGGCTCTTTAAAACAGAATTGGGGAAACATTATAGATCAGTACAAACAAAAGCCTAAAAAGAGAGCATAATTAAGGAGAAATAAAAGATGGCAACAAGTACAGGATTAGCAAACCCTGCTGCATCTCAAGCTTCAGATACAGAATTAGCTGTATTTATACCTGAAATTTGGTCGCAAGCAGTAAGAGCTTCATTCAAAAAAAACCTAGTAATGACAAATGTCGGAAGTGATTTGTCAAGTTTAGCTGCAGGTGGTGGCGATACAGTTAATATACCTTCTGTAGCAGACGTAGCAGACGCAGCTACTAAAGCACCTCACGTTCCTGTGAACTACACAAATGCAACTGAAGATTCGCTTGCATTAGCTTTAACTTCACATAAATATGCTTCAGCTATGGTCGAAGATATGGGTGCAGTTCAAGCAAATAGTGATCTATTATCAATGTATTCAGATTCTATTGGCTATAAATTAGCTTTAGGATTTGAAACAGAAGTTGAGGCTGCTTTAGCTTTAACAACTGAATGTATTAATATTGCAGGCAACACAGTTGCTAAAACTATTGATGCACTTACATTGGCTCACATTAGTAAAGTTGTGATGGAAAACGATTGTCCACTAAATGAGTGTACTTTAGTTTTAAATCCAACATTATACTCCTCTTTGTTTAGAATAGATGATTTTATTCATATTTCTAAAACAGCAAGAGCAGATGTTGCTAATGGTTTAGTTGGTAGTGTTATGGGTATGGATGTTATACTATCTAATAACATTACATCTACAAATCACAATGATGCAGTTGATTCAGATGACGGAGCATTAAACAATGCTAACGTTCTTGGTGGTTTTGTAGTTCATAGTTCTGCTTTAGCTTATGGCTTCAGTAAACAGCCTACAGTTAATTCAGAATATGACATTGACTATATTGCACACAAATTAGTGGGTGATTACATCGGTGGAGCTAAATTAGTTCAAGATGCAAGTCAAACTAAATGTTGGGGAATTGTAGAAGAAGGAACAACTGCTTGGTAGTCAGTTATAACTAACATTAACCTTATAAGGGGGATTCATTTCCCCCTTATATACTCAAATTGGAGAATCAATGAAAGATATAAAAGTAATATTTAGAGGACAAAAATGTCCTTCAGGAAAAATGACAAACACAGAATATATGGCAAGCCAGGATAGAATAGATCTATGGAAAAAAAGTGGTTTATTTGATATGGAATTAGAAATGCCTAAAAAAGAAGAAAAGAAAGCTCCTAAAAAAGCTAAAAAAGATAAAGGAGATAAATAATGAATACAAGGTCAGAAGTTGTTTTAGTAACATCATCCCCTGATATTGCAGAAGCAACCTATTCAACAGGCGATTTAATGGCAGAAGGTGAAACTATTAAAAATGCAGTAGCAGAAAAAGGTTCAAGTTCTATTTTGCAGTCAATATCAGCAATAGATACATCAGATACAGGTGGAACTATATATGTAATAATTACAGATAATCAAGCAGATTTAGGGACAGTTGGTAGTGCAATAAATGCAGCAGATAATATGGCTGACAATAGTGTTGCTATTGTAGAGCTATCTAATTGGACAGATGTTGGTGGTGCTAAAGTTTGTACTAAAGGTAATATAGGATTAGTGTGCAAACCGAGTTCTTTAGCAGTTAAAGATTTATATTATGGTGTGGTTAATGTAAGTGGTGGCGACATTGTTATTGGCTCAGGCGAAGATATTATCTTCCAATTTGGCTTTGTTAGAAGTTAATGGGGCTGCTTACAAATTTTAAACAAAATGATGTATTCAGAGATGAAAAGTCTTTAGCATTTGATGGCACTAATGATTATGTAGAAACTTCTTTTGTTCCTGATTATATAAGCACTAATGCAACAATAGCATTTTGGGTTAAAATGAATGATTTTAATTCAGGTCAATATATGGGTATACATAATGAAAAAAGATGGTATTTTGGTTTTTCTGGAACTGATGGAATTATAGGTGTAGCCAATTCATTTAAAGATGATATAACTATTACACCCACACCTATTGTAGGGCAATGGATTCATTATTGTTGCACAGCAATAGATGGAACTGCAACATTATATATAAATGGTGTAGCACAAGGAACAGATTCTTATGCACAATCATCAGGAACTGACCCTAATACAGGATTTTTCATTGGTGCAAGAGATAATAGTGGTGCAGGTAATTATATGAATGGTAATATATCAGAGGTAGCACAATACAATGTTGGATTAACTGCTAACCAAGTTAAAACCATATACAATGGTAGAGAACCTTACAATCACAAAGAAGGTGTAGCATCAGGCAATTTACAGGCTTGGTATAGAATGGGTGATGCAACAGATTTTGCTAAAGATTATGGATTTATTATACCTGACCAAATGAGTAGAGGAATTAACACTATTAAATCTTGGGATTTTTCTTCAGATGTTGATGGTTGGACAGGTTATAGTGGTAATACTCTTGAACATAGCACAGCAATAACTAATCATTTAGGTGGTTCAGGTGTTGTTAAATGTATAAATGCAGATAATGGTGATAAATTTATAGGTGGTAGAAGTAGTGCTTTAACAGATAGTGACCCTGGAATAGAAGCAGATAAACATTATTTAATTGAATATTACTTATATGTTCCATCAAGTTGGAGTGGAACAACTAATATTAGATTACAAGAAGCAAGTATGTCAGGTAAAAATTATGCAAGTGATGTTGTTTTAATTGATTATTCTGTTAAAGATTCTTGGCAATATGGAAGTAATATTTTTAGTCCTACTTCAGGAGATTTAGGAGGTTTTATATATTTACAAGCTATAGCAACAACTAATTTTGAAGCAGATGATTTTGTTTATTTAAGTGGTGTTACATTAAAAGAAATAGATAGTAAAAATGGTAAAATGACTAATATGGATATAACTGATATAGAAGGAGATACACCATAATGGATTATTCTAATAGAAAATGGGTTATAGTAAATGTATCTGATATAACAGATGAAATGATAGCAAGTGCAATACAAACATCTATGGCTACACTAAGAAAAACATTAGATGGCAGTAAGGCTATATTAAAGTTTGATGGTAATACTCCAAGTTGTTTTGAAGGACTAACTACTTACAATCATAGCGAGATATTAACAGAACTTGCTAAGAGTGCTTGGACTGAGGAGGCTGAGTAATGGCTAAAGAACTTACCGATATTGTAGAAGATATTAAAAAACACGAAGGCTTTGAGCCTAAAGTTTATAAATGCACAGAAGGTTATGATACTATAGGATATGGTTTTGCTATTAAAGATTTAATACTAGATAAAGATATAGCAGATCTAATTCTAATGAAAAAACTTCATAAGATGCTACAAAGAATCTTAATTGCGTTTCCTTGGTTTAAGGATGTTAATGATACAGCTAAGGGTGTTATTGTTAATATGTGTTATCAATTAGGTTTATCAGGCTTTTCTAAATTCAAAAAAACAATATACTTACTCGAAACAGAGCAATATGAGGAAGCTTCAGTAGAAATGCTTGACTCCTTATGGGCAAAACAAACACCAAACAGAGCTAAAGAACTTAGCGAAACCTTAAGGAGCATAGATGGACACACTAAAAACAATTCTTGATTCAAAAATGGGAACTTTAGCACAAGGAGCAACAGGTATAGGAATATCTTATATTGAGATGCTTCCTGTATGGTTAAGGATAGGAATTATGCTTGGAGTTTTCCTTAATGTTTGGATTAGACTCATCAGAGAAATTAGGAATAATTAGTAATCTATATTAAATTATAGCTCAATAAACGAGGAATTTATATGGCTTTAAAGGACAAAGGTGTTATCAAAAGAGCTATAGTTACTCCTGATAAACACTTTCCACTACACGATGTTAAAAGCATTAATATTTTATGCAAAACAATAGAGATAGTAAAGCCTGACATTTATGTAGATTTAGGAGATGTGGGCGAATGGAGTGCTTTTTCAGTTTGGAAATACAAAAGAAAAAAAGCTCCACCATTAGAATTTTTAATAGAAGATTTTGATAAAGATGTCAAAGATGTTAATGCAGGTATGGACATTATAGACGAATCACTTGATAAAGTTAATTGTGAAGAAAGACACATAACAGAAGGTAATCACGATAATTGGCTCAATATGTCTGTTGAAAAATATCCCTATGTTCCACAATACAAATTTAAAAACGCAGTAGATCTAAAAGGCAGAGGATATAAGTATCATCAATTTGGAAAACATCTTAAAATTGGTAAATTATATATGTATCACGGTCATCAATATGGTGGTCAATATCATACATCCAACCATCTTAGAAAGTTAGGTTGCAATGTTATGTATGGACATTGGCACGATTTGCAACAGATGTCTGCTACACATATGGATGGTGCTAAATCAGCTTGGAGTATTGGATGCCTCAAGGATATGTCTGATGAAGCAAATAATTGGCTTGATCACAGAAGAATTAATTGGGCACACGCATTTGCTATAGTTGATTTTTATGAAAAAGGATTATTTACAGTACATATTATACAAATTATAAATGGCAAGACTTCTTTATGGGGAGAGCTCATAAAGGGATAATATATGGAGATAAATGGAAAAAGATGCAATAGAAGGCTTGATAGGCGAGTATGGATGGATGGCAGCTGTTGCGTTTGTTTTTATCTTAGGTAGAAATACATTAGAAACTGCTATAGAGGCTATTAAAGTCTTTGCAGGAGGCGATTTAAATACCGATGATACTATTATATTTGATGGTAGACCTGCAAGAGTAGTTAGGGTGGGTTTATGGAAAACAATTTTATTTATATACGAAGTAGGATGTGCAGATGGTAAAGCTTTTGTTAAGGGTGGCAACAAAGTAGCTATACAAAATGATAAGCTAAAAGACCACCTTATAGAAAAACCCTTACCTATGTTAGATCTAAAAAAGTGGGATGACTGCAATGATTAGCCTTGGTTATTTTTTATTAGGCTTTATTGTAGTTTTTTTTGGTGGATTTATTTGGTTAGGCAAATGGGATATGTTTGATTTTTATCTTGATGATGAAGATGATTATAAATATTAAGGAGATTTATGTTACAAGGTTTAATAGCTAAAAAAACAATAGATATTATTTTAAAACAAGTTATGAAGAAAAGAGAAATAAATAAACTTCGTAAGTATGTTGAAGAAGATAATGAATTAGATGTTCAGATGAAGCAGCTTCAAAAAACAGTTGCTAAACAAGGCAAATACATTGAAGAATTAGAGAAAGAAGTTGCTATATTAAAAGCTGACTCACATCCTCCTATATTTTCTAAATCAGATTATAAAGACATTTTAAAAAGATTAGAAAAGTTAGAAAATGCCAAATAGAAAAGCAAAAGAACGAAAGAAGGAAAGAAAAAAAAAAAACTTGCAGATCAGGCAATATAAGAGGAATAAAAGAAAAATAAAAAAGGAGAAAGACAATGCTTAACTTACTAACAGATAATTGGGAATGGTGTCTATTAGCTTTATATGTTCTTGAAAAAGGAATAAAGCTTAGTCCATCCAAAAAAGATGATCTTGTTTGGGATATGGTGTTAAAACCTATAGTGGAGAAGATTAAAGGTAGATAATGCCTAAAAAAAGAAGCATAAAAACAAGCAGTCCTTCAGATTTCGAGCCTAAAAGAAAGAATCCAATTTCATTAGGCTCGGACTCTAATATAGACAATGATTTAAAACCTTTAAAAATAGGTGGAGAAACAACACCTCTTAAAATATCTAAGGATGCAGTAGAAATAAGCTCAACATTGCTTGTTAATGGTAAGCAAGTTCAAACAGGCACAGATGCAGGTGCAACACAATTAAATGAATTATCAGATGTTACTTATTCAAGTGGCGATTTGACTATTTCAGGTTTAGATAAAATTATAACTGCAGGAACTTTTATTTTTGAAATGGGTTCAGCTACAAATTTTACTCATACAAATTCTTCTTTAAAAAATGTTTTAACAAGAGATGACACAGGTTCTTCTACTCATTCAGGATTTAAAGTAGATGCAAATGTTTCAGGAAATGCAGGTCTTGGCTCATTTCCACAAACAGTAGGCTTTGAAGTTGATTTAGATGATACAGGAACTCATAATGCAGGTTCATTACCATTTAACTATGGATTTAGAGCTAATGTAACAGGAAATGCAAGTGGAACATCTTATAGTTACGGTGCACAACTTTCAGTTACAGGGTCTGATAATCAATATGGAGTTGCTGTTAATACAGAAGATTCAGCAGGAGGATTTGATTTTTTTGCAAACAGTAGTGCAGATAGTGGAGATTATTTTGGAATAAAAACTATAACTCACGGTGCAACAACTATAACTACTAATGATGATAATGCAACAGCAGCTCATATAACAATAAGTCCTAATGGAGATTTATTATTGCAACCTTCGAGTGAGTTAATTAAGATTCCAGGCGATACAAAATTAACATTTGGAGAAACCTCAGCTAATGACCACATATACGCAGACCCTGATGCAGGAGAAATATATATTGCTATGAATGATTCAGATGTGATGACATTTCTCGATAATAAAGTCCAAGTAGCAGTACAACTAGAAACTAAAGAAATTATGGTAACAGAAGCAGCGAGTGCTGTTGCAGATTCGACAGGTAAAGGTCAAATATGGGTTAAAAATGACACACCTAACAATTTATACTTTACTAATGATGCAGGTAATGATGTACAAATAACTAATGGTAGTAGTTTAGCAGGTGGTGGTGGAGGAAGTTCAGAATATTACATACAAACAGCAGGGAGAGCAAGATGTCAATACAATAATTGGTATTATGCAACACATATAGTTTATGGTAATTATTTTTATTGGTATTATACTACTAATTCAACAAATTTGCCAACTGCTTATGATGATAGTTATAATCCAAGTTATTTAGTTCCAAAAGCAGGAAATATAACAGGTTATACTATAATTGGTAATGTGAATACAACAGATACAGTAGAATGGGCGATAATGAAGGGAGCACAGCCTACTTATGGTAGTGCAGGTAATTGGTCTTTGTCGCAAGTAGGAGCAACACAATCTGCAGGTGGTACTGCAAATATTCAATATAAATGGGAACAAACAGGCTTATCTGTATCAGTAGCTAAAAATGATATAATAATGCCTTATTTTAGAAGAACAACTGACAATGATTCTACTTATGTATATATTGAATGTGCTATAAATATCATAATAGAGGGTTCATAATATGGCATTAAATAAGTTAGATAAAACATCAAGAGAATTTTCTGAATCAACACATCAAGATGAAGAAGAATTTATGATTATACTTAAAGATTTAATAGATAAAGTAAATACAGGTTTTGATAAAACAAATGAGCATATAAACAAAGTTGCTTCTATGCAAACTGAAATTAATACAGAAAAAAATAAAGATGGTATAACAACTGCACAAGCAAATGCTATTGTAGATAATACTGCAAAGACAGGTATATCAACAAGCCAAGCAGATGCTATTGCTGTTAATAGTAAAAAAACAGGTATATCTACTGCACAAGCTAATTTAATTACAGCTTTAAATCAAGGAGTACCACAAGCAGTATCAACTACCACAAAAGGTGTTACAGCTACTATTATTCCACAAGTTACTGTTAATAAAAAAGCAAGCACATTAGATCTAAGTATAAGATTAAGCGATGGTTCTATTTATGCAACATCATTAGCATTAACAAGATTAAAATAAACGAGGAGCAGTAAAATGAGTGATAAAAAAGAAACATTAACAACGGTAGATTATAAAGCAGAGTTAGAAACACAAGAAAAAACATTAAAAGTAATTGAAAATGCTTATCTTGAATGTGTAGGCACTATTAAATATTTAAAAAAGAAAATAGAAGATAATAATGACAGTAAAAATGCAAAAAACAGTAAATGATAATTTAGAAGAAATACAAGTAATCTGTAATAGCTTGTCAGAATTAGATTGTCTTTATAGAGCAGGTTATAAAGTTGTAGAAACAGATGGCGATTAATTTAGCTAAAATGCAAATTAGTTAAATTTTTCTTATATTATAACATCTGCAATTTTGTTATTTTAATAAATACATTTATATAAGGAATAAATATGTCAAGTTTTACAGGTAAAAAAATAAAAGATGTATATAAAGACATTTTACATACCTCTAATTCAAATACAGGTATAGGATCTACCATAAAACAAGTAACTTGTGGAGATGGAGATACATCTTCTTTATATTTATCTAATAGAAATTTAAAAGTTCAACCTTCTGCAGATACAACTACAAATACAGTAATTTATGATGCAGGAGGAAATGCTTTATTAACAGTAGATTCTACTAATGATTTAATTAAAGCAGGTATAGGACAACATAATGTTAATACGCAGTACGCACATTTTGGTATTGGTAGTGGAGATTCTGTTTTTGCAGGTGCTTCTGCTAACAATCATTATTCAGTTCCATTTAATGGTTATGCAGCTCAAGCTTTGATTACTTTTGGAACAGGAACAAATCCTGCAACATCACTAACTGTTGGAACAGATGCAGATGATGCTACTTGTTGTTTGTGGTATATTATGGATAATATAACTATAGACAGAGTAGTTTGGTGGTCAGGTGGCGATGCAGCATCAGGAGATACTACAAGATGTCATTTGCAAAGCTTTACAATAGATTCAGGTAATGGTAGCACAAGTGGCGATTTATCAAGTGGTGTAGTATTAGCAGATGGAGCAGATATAACAAATGCAGGTTATGAACAAGCATA